GTCCTTTTGGGTGTAGTTGGTGCTGAAGCCTGCTTGTCTTCTCCAACCGTTGACATCCCAACGAGCTTGCCATGGAGCGAACTTTCTAAGGTCTCTCAAGATTTCACGGTCGATTTCAGCAGCAATTTGCTCTGATAACAAAGCGGTCAATTCTGCTTCTGCATCGATGTTGTGGAATGCTGATACGTCTTGAGCAAGTTCAGGTGACCATGTTGCTCTGAGCTTTCTTTCCTCAACTGAAACAGTAGTGCTCTTAAGGTTGAATGAAACCTCGCCGATTTCCGTTTCGAGTTCGAGTGAGTCGTATTGTGACCAAGCGACACCGAAGAAGTCCTTAGCGTTTTCTGCTGTAAGGCCTTCCAACACGCTGTAGTCAACACCAACATAACCGTCCATTGTTTGTCCTTGTTTCTTTGCAGGTTTTGCAAGGTCAAGGTCAATCAAAAGGCTTCCGTCAGGTGCGCAGCCGCCTTCGTATTCAACCATACCCTTACCGTACTTTTGTGAAACAACTCTGAAAGGAATGCCTTCATATTGTTCAAATGATGTACCGTTTTCTGAGGTGATGGCCTTGTTTGCGAACACTTTCAATGATGCCAAGAAAGCCTCGGTGTCCATTTCGTTTCCGTCAGGACCGGTCAACTTACCTGCATTGTATGATGAGAAGCCCTTAACTTTCAACTTGATGTTACGGATTGTACCGTCTGAATAAGCCTTTGGCTTGACATCTGTGCCGTCCATTTCAACAACATCGAAGTCGACAAAGTCAACAGGTGTGATGTCGTCGCTCACTCTGATACGAATCTTACCCTTTGAGTTGTCATAAAGGAAGTCGTTGTAGAACAAGTCGTACAAACTTCTCTTGTTGTACTTTGTGACATTAGGTGATACCTGACGGATGATTGCGTTAGGTTGTGCGTTTTGGACTGCTTCGTCGTATGTTGTTGCATCGGCGATTTCGTTCCAAGTGTCATTTGCTTCGTCGTATTCTTCGAATTTCATTTCGCAGACTACTTCGTCAGGAAGATAGAAACGGTTGTAGGTGCTACCGTTGCGCCTGTCAGTTCTTTCGTAGCCCATGAGGCCCTTGTGACGACCGACTGAACCGTCCTTGATTCTACCGGTTGTTTCATCCAAGAATTCCCATTCTCTCTCTGATGTCACAGGGAGCATGTAGAACAAACGACCCACAGGGAGGTTCATTGCTTGTACTGATACGATATCATTAGCAAGGAGTTTGCTGAAAACTCTTCTGATGATAGGGAACACGACGGTTTCGAATGAACCGCTGTTGTTTGAGTCGGTTGCTTCTGAAAGAAGATGTGCTGCCTCGTTTTCATACAAGGTTGCGATGTTTTCCTTAACAACACCCTTCAAGCCGTCGACCATGCCGAGTGCTGACCAACGGTCAGTGATTGCTTTTCTGATTTTTTTCTGCTCGTTGAGTTCTATATTACCAACTTGACCAGATTTTAAAAATTCTCTCATTTTATTTTTTCTTTTTTGTTTCTTATTACATGTTTTCGACTCTGTTCATCAAGTCGATTGTCTTTAACAAGTCGTTTGACTTGTAGATTTTTTCTTCGTTTAGTTTCTTGGTCCCGTTTGCGGTTACTGATGATTCGTTCAGATTAACTGACTTCTTGGTTGATTTCAATTCCCTGTTGATTGATTCATACAAGGCCTTTGATTGCTCGATGGTCTTTGCTTCGTTTGAGAAACGGTTGATAATGTCAACTTTTTCGCTCTCTGTCGTTGCGTTCTCCAAGAACAACTTCGTAATCTTGCCAAGATTTACATTCGTCAAGTAAGCCTCGTTCAAGCTCTTTCTGAGTTCGATGATTGCGTTCTTGAGTTCCTTGTTTTCCTTCTTTATGGATTTAAGTTCTTTGCTTTCGCTGACAGGCCCTTCTTGTGCATTGTGAATTTGCTTATAGCCTTGCCTTAATTGTCTTTCGTTAGGCGTATGCTGAAGGGTTTGTTTTTGCATTGGCTGTGTTGAAACAGTCGTTGCACCTTCTTCCATAGTGTCGTCAATACCAAGTTCATCTTCCTCGTCTACTTGTTGCTTGAACGGGTCGCCCTTATCCTTTGAACTTCCTGCCCATGGCTTTTCGGTTCCGGTAGGGACTCCCTTGTGCCAAGATTTGCCACCCTTAGAAGGTTCATTGTTAGAAAGTCCTGCTATCGGGTCTTTGTCTTGGTAGTTGTCTGTATATCCAAGGTCAACCTCGAATATAACTTCCTTGTTTTCCTTCATTGGTTTTCTTGTTTTTTTATGTTCATTCATTTCTGACGGGAAACCTGCCACTGAGTTATTGTCTTCTTCGTCAGGCAAATACTCAAAGTCGTCAAATTCCTCATCATCTGTTTCGCCAAAATCATCGAAAGAATTCTCATCAGGGATATCCTCAAAATCTGCGTCTTCGATAAAACTGTCGTCTTTTGGACCCTTTTTACCAAAATCGCCGAGGTCAATCTCGTATTCATTACCTTCGTTCAATTCTTGGCCTTCCTCACTATATTCAGGCTCTTCCCCTTCGTCTCCTCCGAGGTCGATAACATATTCGGTGCCTGCTGCGTTGTCCTTTAGCTGCAATGTGTCTCCGTCTTTCTTGACAATGACATTGTCTTCGTCGTTGAGGAGTTTGTACACTTTCACAACCTTGTCGTAGTCCTTCTCACCCGTGAGGTCATATGTGTTATCACCTACTTGGTAGTCAGAGAATTCATCCCATTCTCCATCGCCTTCACCTTCCTGTCCTTGCATTTCTGCCCCAGTTTCAGGTGCTTCCTGTGCGCCGCCTTGTGGTTGCATCCCTTGTACTCCTGCTTGAGCGTTTGCATTTTCAGCATTTTGCTGTTGTGCGTTTGCATACATTTCGTCGTCGGTAGCATCCTCGTTAGCGGTTTCTCCGGATTTCTTCTCGCTGTCTTTTGGTGCTTTCTCGTCGTCTTTAATTTCATAGTCGTCGTCTTTTTCCTCGTCGCATCCCTCTCTCAAGGCTTTCTTGACAGCCTCTCCGAGCAATGCCTTCAAGGAATTATCCTTTTCGTTCTTGATGGCTTCTTTAATGGATTCCATTTCCATCAGAGCTTGTGACGCTATAGATTTCTTATTTTTAGTGGTCATTTTAAAACCTTTTTT